GTAATCTTCCAGTCTTGGTAGCAATAAGGCCCAAACGCGATGATGCGGCCAATGTCACGGCCTCCCTTCTCTCGCTTGGTTTCATTGTGCGGCCTGACAATACTAGACCCTTCGTACGTTTCTTCGACTGGCTCAACCTCTACCAGCACACTTGTTCCGCATGGCTTAATCATTTATCACCGCCTTCCTGCTCTTGCAGAAAGTCGATAGCGTCATGAATCCCATTAAGCCCTTCAAGAAACCCTTTCGCATGTGCATTGCGCAAAGCAGTTTCCTCTATGCTGTCAATGCGTATGTATGGGTATTCGTCTTTGCATGCTTCGTGTGCCGATCTCAGCGCATCAAGCACTTTGACCGTTATTGGATGGCGTTTCCATTCCATTACTTCCGACATTATTAACCCCCTGTGGGCCTAGTGTTGAAACGATATCGGCAGCCGCTTGCTGTATAGTGACGCCGTTTTTAACCTTCTCGCTTTCGGCTAGTTCGATGTTGAGAAGGGTTTTTGACTGGATGTTGGCAATCTCTACCGCCATCTTGTCAAGCTTTTGCGCTGTCTCATGCATCAGTCTGTCTGAATCCATGCGCGCCTTGTCTGCCTTAGCCTGCAGCTCCACGGCCTGAGCCTTCAGCATTTCGTTACTTGCCGCTAATTGCTCTGTCTGTAGCTTGGCCTGCATGTTCTGTTGATCTGCAAGCTGTGCAATGCCTGCCATCAAGTCAGGGTTGCGCTTCAGTAACTCGTCAAGCTCTTGCTGTGGAGTCATTGTCGGGAATATCTTCTCAACGTTATTTGTGCCGAGAGCCTTATAGTAATTCTCGACAATAGGGCGAGGATTGCCGCCAACAGATACAACAGCCTCCATATTCTGCATTTCACCCGATGCCTGCTGAATACGCTGCATCTTGCTGGAAATCTCAGGATTGGCGCTTGGCACAATATCTAGCTGATTCTTGTCAAAGTCAGCCACAAAATCCGCATTCTGGTCATCAACCACCTTGGCATAAGTAGCTGGGTCTGTGTATTTAGCGTTAAGCACAAACAGCCTATCAAACTCACGCGACATAGATCGGTAAATCCGCCCCATAATCGCACCGCTTGCTAGCTGCTGCTCTTCGACCATAGCCAAAGTAGTAGCAGCTGGTGCATTTTGTCCAAGGACTCCTGCCAAGTCAGCACTGGCTGAAATCTTCTCAGCCGCGCCTACCATCATGGTCATCAGCTGGAACAGTGTTCCGCTTGGCTCTTTTGACGGATGCAAGATAATGCCGGTTTGTAGATCGTTTGCAGATAGACCTGTTTGTTTGAACTCGCCAGGCTTAAACGTCAAATCGCCCTGCTTTGTGCGGAATCCTTTCGCCATCCAGCCGCCAGGCAAGTTGGCAATACTGCCAGCGTCAATAAGCTGATTAGTGGTAGTGTTAATGCCTGCAGTGATGGCGCTCATGATATGCGAGTAGCCAACAAATAACAGTCCGCCCTGTGGGTCTGGCAGGAATCCGTACATGGTAATGTCGTTATCTGGCTTGATGCGCACCACTTCAAGATCATCAGACCACTGCCCGCCAATCTCTAAGGCAAGCATGACCTGCTCAAGTGTACCGGCTCCAACGCCATCCAGATCCATTGTGACATCTTTTGCATCATAACGCGGCGTAATGCGCACAACCTTGCCGCCTGACTGCTGTATAACAACAGTGTACGGCTCTTCGTATCCGTCATCGTCCAGATCAAGCCACGTCTGCTGCTCGATAAACGATGTGATCTGATCGCCCTCATAATCAGAATCATTGTCCTGATCCTGACCGCCCGAGTAGCTCAGCTCCGTTTCAATCCATGCCCCTGAGCGCATCTTTTCAATAACGGTATTTTTTGGGAATTCAATAACTTCTGAAAATCTGCGTAGCTTCTCAATGGAAGTAACCGAGTTATTCACGGCAAAGCTAGGGTATGTGACCAGATCGCTTACCATGCGGCCTAGTCCTGAATCGAAATACGTCTTTTTGAACACTGAGCCATGATACGGCAGGCAGTACAGCAGCTTTTCTTGCTCGTCTCTCCACTCTGGCATATCTACGTTAAGCTGCCAGTTCTGGAACGTGGCGACACGCTTGGCTCTGGCTTGCTTGCTATCGTCCGGATCTTCACCAACAACATTAACCATACACAGATTCGGATGGCGTAGCAGCTCAGTAGATGCGCGATCGGAAAACGTTAAACATGCGTCCATCAGCACAGGTGATTTAAAGTTAGCCGCGCCCGGCCAAGGAGTTGATCTGCTCTCTCTTTCCTGTTTAGCCAGCTTCAGCCCCATCTCGACCTGATCGCACCAGTCAATCATAGAATCCTGATCCGCCTCGAAACCCTTTTTAACCTTGCGGCCAATCAGCGCAAGATCTACAGGATCAAGCATATCGGCAATGTTATGTTTTGGTATTACCGTATTGTTATTGACGTAAAAGAAATCCGCCAGCGTAAGCTCTGCAGATTCATCATCCTGTTCTGTTTCGTCATTCTCAGGATCAACAGTATCTGGCATGAGTTCTATTGCGTCATCGTCGCCCATGTTGCCGCTGTAGCTGGTTGGATCGCCCATGTCAGTATCCCATTACGTTTTCAGTGATGCGTGGTCGCGTGTCATAGAACTGTTCGTTATCAAATATCATACCATTAAAACCTAAAGCAAGGTATTGCTCGGCATCTGAAACGTGGCTGTAGATATTTTTGTCGGGTACGTCCTTGAACTTCTCGCCGCTGGTCTGGATGCGCTTGTACTGATAACCGCCCTGCTTGCCAGCTCGCAGCATCTTGCACCTAGGCGATAGTTGATAAGCCGGCTCACCACCTACAAGCCGCAACATATAGCGGCTTACGGCGTCAATACGCTGCGTTGGGTCATTTGTCGGAGCAGGCTCTGTGTAGAAGCCAAGGTTAAGCGGCTCCATTGTAATGCCATCGTCGTCAGTGTGGTTATCGTTCAGGATGCCAATAGCTGACCTACCAATACCCTCGCCCCTATTGTTGCCTGTCGGATCGCCATAGCTAAACGCTATCTCAATACCCTTGCAGTTACGCTCAAGCCACGGCTTGACAATATCACGCGCAAACTCACGAACACCCATTGACTCAGCAAATAGCTCGCCAACCACGCGAAGCTGCCCGTTATGCAGCTGGCCGACAATGCAGGCAGGAGTTAAACCAAAGTCCCAGCCAAGGCCTACAGGCAAATCCTCAAGCAGTCCAAGCGGTTTACTGGCGCAATGCAGGCGGTCATTGTATTGCGGGTACACTGGCTTACCAGTGGCAATCGTGCCATAGTTGCCCATCACCATGACATTGATGTGGTCTTCACTGGTACCGGCGATCATATCCAGATAATACTGATAGCCGCCCGGCAGAAACTTAATGTTCTCCGCCTCTGGATTCGGTATGTATTTGTCGCCTTCTCGGATCAAAGGGGATGGCCCACGAAAAAAGTCAAACACTCTTGAGACTTCAGCGCGCGATTCTGCTGTGCTGTCCTCCTTGAGCGACCCTAATTCTGCCAACTGGTACCACCAGTGCGTATCGTCTGGCGGGTTTGTATCCATAAGCAATGCTTTGCGCGTGCATGGCTGCAAATCGCCACTTTCATCACGTGGCGCTGAATAAGTAGGAGTATCATCATACCCATCAATGCGGCTAGGGTAACGCCCAATACGCTCTCTAGCTGCTTTGACAACAGCCCACGGCAGCTCTTTGGCCTCGTTCAGAAAGATGGCCGTTACCTCAAGGGATAACATCTTCTTCACGTCATCAGGCCTGTCAACAGCCAAAAAGATCACATGACACTCTATGCGCGTACCGTCTGGCAGCTTATAACCAATATCAGCCCGCATAGGCTTATGACTTATCGAGCAAATCTCAGGGGGGAACCACTGCTTAAATGTAGCAAGTGTGGTCGTTTCCAACATGTCGTACGTATTACGAACTATTGCAAAGCGGGTTTTTCTAATGCCTTGCGCGTTCGGAGCTTGGCAAATTGCGATTCTGTGCAGCTCATTGATGCACGTTACAGACTTTCCATTACCGACCGGCCCCATGAAGCCGCGCACAACCTTCTGCGACTTGTGAAACTTCGCGCCGGTCTTGCTGGCTATGTAGGTGATGGTCTTTGCCATTACTCGCCGCCAAACTGCATATTCAGCGATACATCAGCATCAACCTTGACGCGATCCGTAAACAGCACAAGATGCTTGCCCAGCAACTCAAGCGCACGATTAGCTCCAGCCGCATCGAACTTGTATTCGCCCGTTGTAACGCCGTCCTTGTCACTTACCAGCTCGGCCTGCATACACCTTTCTGCAATCGCTTTGAGGCTTGTGAGCACGTATGTAGCGTCAACAATGGCCTTTTCTGCTATTGGGCGCTGCAATTCTGCTATCCGTTCGGCTATGCTAGGTTTTGCCATGTTCTCAGCAGCTATTTCGTTGGCTGATCGCTCACTGTAACCCGCTCTGATAGCGGCTTGTGTGCCGTTTAGGTCTTTGACGTACTCAAGACAGAATCTCTCCTGCTTTGGAGTGAGGGCCATTACAGCACCATGCGCAGCAGATAGGATATAACGGGAGATTGTACTGTGTATGGCATATAGTCACCTATGGACTGTGCTCATTTAGATTGCCCCCCAAGCCTCTCACTTGGTACGTTGTCAACGCCTACGCGATACGTAGGGCTTACGCGCTATTCAGGCCGTGATTAATAACCGGGGCGTCCTTTGCCTTTAACGGTTTCGCCGGTTGCTTGGGTCTGTGCGCCAGCTACGCCTTTGCCCTGCTTCAGCTTGATAGCGTCGGCCTGCGTCATCGGTGCTTTTTTGGGGTTAGATCCCATCGATTTAGGCTTCATGTGTATATCCATGCTGTATGGGTTTCGTGGTATTATATACCGAAATATTCATTAATGCAAATGCGTTTCCATTTCTATCAGCAGCTCTATATAATGCTTGGCCTTTTCAAGATCGCGAATTCCGCCGCCTCCGGCCTTGTCCCATCTGGACGTGTATTTAATAACATTGCCTTGTTTGCAGTTTTTAATGCTATTAGTATTTCGATTGTCTCTGCCGCTCTGCCTGACTTAATCAATGCCGCCCCGCACTG